TAGATGGATTAGATGAGTTAAATGAAGATACTTGGGTTAAGAATCAGAAAGGTAGTATTTATACTGTAAAAAACTTTGACCCAGAAACTCATACTAAATTAACAGATGATGAATTGGCGGCTTATAAAAAAAGTCAGAAGGATAAAGGTGAACCTATTGAAGATGACCCATCTGGTGATGAAGAAGAAAGTGGTGAGGAAGAAACACAACAACAACAGCCCGATAATGGTAAACCAGAGTTTTCAGATTCAGATAAAGTTGATATGATGACTCAAAGTGAAAGAGACGCAATTGCTAAAAAGAAAGCTGCTGAAAAAGTTAAAAACCAATCAGATAGTACAGACCAACCGACTGATAATGAGAAATCTTTTAAAGACCTTAAAAAGGAATATGTATCTAATCCTGAGGTATTGGATGATTTGGATAATTTTCAAAAATATTTAGATAAACAACAGAAAGCGGCATTAGAATTAGAAGGTAGAAAAAAAGTAAATAGATTAAAAGAACTTGATAGTTTAAGAGAATCGTTTAAGGATTTACCAGATGACGTTAAGAATACGGCAAAAAATATTTTTGCAAAAGGGCAAACATATGATGGAAGGCCAAACTCAGGTATTGGTAAAAACAGATTAGGTTATTTGGATGTGAAAAACTTATCCGAAAACAAAGATTATTTAATTGAAGCATATGGTGATGGTTCTCCTGAAAAGATAGAAAAATTTGTTGATAATTCAAGACCAATTAAGGTTACTGAGGATTATGTAAACTCATCATTTGATTTGTTACCAGATTCACTTCAAAAAGCATTGAGTGGTAAGGGTAAAGTTGGTGATGCGGGTAAAGATAAGCATTTTTTAGGATATATGCGAGAAGATGGTAGTGTAACAACAGATAAAAACGACCCAAATATTAAAAAAGGTGAAGATGGTAAACCTGAAGTTAAAAGAGGTAATCCACCAAGTGTAGATAGAGGTAAATATATTTGGAGAGTTATATTAGAGCAGGGTGGGAAAGACCCATATACAGGATTATCATTAGATTTGGCAAATATTGATTTGGAGCATGTGGTTGCCTTTGATAATAATGATAATGGTGAACCTACGGCTCAAAATTACTTAGATAGAGAGCATGGTAATAATATGATTGTTACTGCTACAAATACAAATCAAAAAAAATCAAATATGTCTATGAAAGATTTCATAGAAAGACATGTTGATTCTCAGAGTGGTAAGTCAGAAAAAGATTTTAAATCAGCTGATAAAGCTTATGAAGAAGTAAACAAAGTAGCCTCTAAATCCGAACAAACGGCAGCACTATTGCTTGAAAATGGTAAGTTAAAAAAGGGTTATGATTTTGATACTTTGAAACAAACCTTTGATTTAGATGATGTTAATTTTGAAAACGCTAGAGATGAGTTTAAAAGGGTTGTAGAAAATAAAAAAGACCAGAAGAAAATATCTACATTAAAATCTGAATTAGGAAAAGATACACTTATGGCAATGGGAATGTCGAGAGGGCTTACTGATAAAACAGGTAGAAGAACCATAAAGTTATCTTCTGATAATTTGTATAGAGGGTTTGTATTATCAATGGCAGAAAATCCTGATAGGCAAGATGAATTCAAAGAAGAATGGGATAATGCTAGAAAAGTCGGTAATTCAGATGAGTATCGATTAAACGGCAAAGGTCAACAGGGTATGATAAAATATTTAATAGATAAGAAGCTGATAAGTCAGAAAGTATTAGATGACCCTAAAATGGGTAAAGTATTCAAAAACGCATTGAAAGAGGTTTTTGATTACGATTTAAACCAATATATTTTAATTGGTTAAATACGGAGAGAATGAGTGAGAACGCAACTATTATGTACTTTCACCGATGAGGGGAAGTTTGATAAAATACTATATACTATAAGAGAATCATATGAACTATTCAGTAGAAAAATATTCATACTTAAATTAGAACCATCCAAAGAGTTGGTGATAAGTTACAATATTATTCCAAATTCAAATATGGAATTTCTACCAAATACAATTATGACTCATAGAAAAAAAGAAACAAACACATTATATACCATCAATGCATTGAATCGTTTGATTGAATCTTTAAATGGTGGTAGATTGGATAAATCATATCAGATTGAATGGGGGGATTATCGTAATTCAATGATTCTAACTGATGGTGATGGTTTCAAAATTATGAAAACCAATCTATTCAGAATAATTGATGTTAATTAAAAAATTTACATATTTATTACAATAGGAGATATCTTATGGCAAACATAGAACAAAACAGAAAATTGATGGTTGAGAACATGAAAAGAGTAAAATCTCAACTAAGTGAAGCGAGTGGTAAATCACTAGGCTCCAATTTCATAAAACTTCAATCAGATTGGAATGCTGAAATTGATAAAATTCAAAAAGAGGCACCTGCAGGCATTTTCAACAAACGAGTATGGTCTCTTTCAAAACTTGGTCAAATGGATAGAAAGAGTTTATTAAAACTTTTAAGATTTGATATGGGTGATAAATACGCTAAAAAGTATTTAGGTATTAAAAATGGTGATAAAGTTAGAATTAAATACGAATCTGGAGATGTTACAGGCACCATAGATAAAATACAAGCATCGGCTGATACTTCAGGTGGTAGCCACAAAACCCCTACGGCAAAATTCATGGGGTATTATATTCAATTTAAAGATGATGTAGTTGATAATGCACTTGAATCTACAGGAAAAAAGTCGGGTAGGTTTAATCATTCAGGTATTGGTAAAAATCGATTATTCCTTGACCCGTATTGGGATGGAAAATCATTGTATATTGAGAACGTATAATAAAAAATAAAATATGAGAAAGGTTTGGAAATCCCAAATCTTTTTCGTATATTTGTAACCAAATCAACACTTGGGATTAAATTTGTGTTGAGAATAAAAACTGAAATATAGCTTGGATTATTGAAAAATAATTCGTATATTTGTATAAATAAATGTTTAATTAATTAAAAATTGGAGTAATTATGGCAATCGATTTGAATGCAATCCGAAACAGACTTGACAGTCTACAAACAAAGGTAACTAAAACAGATAACCTTTGGAAGCCAAAACCTGGCAAACAACAAGTAAGAATAGTTCCTTACGTTCACAATCCATCAAACCCTTTTATTGAATTGTTTTTCCACTATGGATTTGGTGGTAAGACAATACTTTCACCACAAACACATGGTGAGGCAGACCCATTAGTGGAATTTGCTGACCAATTGAAAGCGACTGGTGATAGAAATGATTGGAATCTATCAAAAGAGTTAACACCAAAGATGAGAACCTATGTACCTGTATTGGTAAGAGGTGAAGAATCAGAGGGAGTTAAGTTTTGGGGATTTGGTAAAACTGTGTATCAAGAACTTCTTGCTTTCTTTGCTGACCCAGATTATGGTGATTTAACTGACCCAACAAGTGGTAGAGATATTACTGTTGAGTTCAAAACCGCAAAAGAGTTGGGTAAGAATTATCCTGAAACTTACATCAGAGTAAAACCTAACCAAACACCAATTACAGAAGATAAGAATGTATTACCATTGTTGAAAGACCAAATTGAGTTACCTTCAATGTTCAAAAAGTATTCTTATGATGAGATGAAATCTCTATTGGAAAAATGGATGGAAACTGGTCAAGTTGAAGAATCTAATGAAGAAGAAGAATCTCAACCTACACCATCAACTGAATCACCATTCAAAGATGAGGCACCACAAACCTCAAACGTATCAAATGTAAAAGATGCATTTGATGATTTATTCAATAACTAAAAATAAGGTATATGGCAACAAACAGAGATGAATTATCTTCACTTCTCGCCGATAACCTTAATAAGAAGTTCAAAGGACAATCAAAAGTCGCATATTTCTTAGATGGCTCAGAACAGACACCCACCGATTTAACAGAGTGGGTGTCTACTGGGGATGATATGTTAGATTTAGCGATTTCAAACCGACCAAATGGTGGGTTTCCTGTTGGAAGAATTGTTGAAGTTACGGGTTTAGAAGCAAGTGGAAAATCTCTTCTATCAGCTCATACATTAGCAAACACTCAAAAGAAGGGTGGATTAGCAGTGTATATTGATACGGAGAACGCAATCAATCAGGAATTCTTAGAAGCATTAGGAGTTGATACTGCAAAGTTACTTTATGTACCTTTGGAAACAGTAGAAGATATCTTTGATGCTATGGATTCAATTATTGAATCTGTTAGAAAATCTGATAAAAACAAACTGGTAACTATTGTAGTAGATTCGGTAGCAGCAGCAACTACTAAAGTTGAATTGGCGGCTGATTACGACCAAGCGGGTTATGCAACCCAAAAAGCTATTATTATTTCAAAAGCAATGAGAAAGATTACAAATCTTATTGGTAGAGAGAGAATTTTAGTAGTATTTACGAATCAACTTAGAGTACGAATGGGTGTATCTTTTGGTGACCCTTATACTACATCAGGTGGTAAGGCTATTGGCTTTCACGCATCGTGTAGATTAAGGATGAAACAAATGGGTAAACTAAATTCAAAAATCGGTGGTGTTGACCAGACCGTTGGTATTAAAACCAGAGTTCAAGTTATCAAAAATAGAATGGGACCACCACTTAGAGCAGTTGATTTTGAAATTTACTTTGATAGAGGTATTGACCAATATGGTTCATGGTTGAACACTATGAAAACATATAAGTTAGTATCACAAGGTGGGGCGTGGTATACGTGGACTGATGAAACAACTGGTGAGGTTATTAAATTCCAAGCCAAAGATTTCGCGCCACTATTAGATGAACGACCAGAAGTAAAAGAACAAATGTATAAACAAATCTGTGATGCATATATTTTAGGATATAAAGAAGCATCCGAATCAGCAAACACAGATACAACCGAATTTGATGACACAATCGATGACTAATTACAAAGAAATGTTAAATAACTTATCTAATACATCTAAAGGTGATGTTAATGATAAAGTTATGATTGTAGATGGGTTGAATATGTTTATCAGAGTGTTTGGGGCAGTCCCAACATTAAATGATGATGGAGAGCACGTTGGTGGGGTAACAGGATTTCTGTTATCCCTCGG